CAGACGGTAGAGCAGAGAAATGCGTCCTTGTTGTCTCGTGCCAACGATAATATAGCCGCATTGAAAGCTATAAAAGAATGGCAGGAGTCAGGAAAAACACACCCCACCGCAGAGCAAAAATTTGCAATGGCAAAATTCTCGGGCTGGGCTGGGTTCGGCGATATTCTTCGTAGTAACCGTGTAGAATATGATTCAAACACCGACAATGAGATGTTCAAGGCACTTCAGAGTGGTCTTTCGAGGGATGACTTTGAAAAGGTTAGAGATGGACTTTGGGCTAATGAACTCTATGTAAAGCCTTTAATCGCACAAAAAATGTGGGATATTGTAAAGCGTCTTGGCTTCAAAGAAGGTAAGGTCCTTAATGTCTCAGCTGGTAATGGCAATATGCTTTCATTTATGCCTGAAGACATGCAAAAGTCTATCGTTACTGCTATAGAGAACGATGAGAGAATATCTGATATGGTTAAAGGTTCTCATGAAGGTACTCATGTATTTAATCAGGAATATGACGAACATGTATCGGGCAATAACGCTTACGACCTGATTATCGGTGATGTTAATTCTTCTAGCAGAGAACTTAACGACCATAACGTGCATATCGCTGTATCTCAGAACCTGACCCCGGGCGAGTTCGCAGTAGTAAAAGGCATACAGCAACTTAAAAAGAATGGCATTATGGTTGTTTGTGTTCCTACTAACACGATGGATAACATTAACTCTGAGGCTAGAATGTATGTAGCTCAGAACGCTCAGCTTGTTGGCGCTTTCCGTATGCCAAGTTATTTATATGGACGCGACATTACGGTTGGCGTAAAGGATAAGAGTTTTGCTCCTGACACTAAAGATATTCTTATCTTTAAGAAGCGTGACAAGGAAATCAATAAGATTGAGGCAGGATATGAACCTTGGGTTGACTCTATTCCTACCGATATCATGGGTGGCCGTGTTTCTGTATATGAGAATACTTACTTTGTTATGAACCCTGATAACGTATTAGGTTATCAGTATGCAGACGGTGAGTATGTTAAGAACCCCGAAGCAAAGAAAAACGATGCTGATGGTGGTTTCTTACACGAAACAAGTGCTAAGGTAGAACTTGAAGTTAATGGAAACATCATTGACGCAACTGAGGAAAACCTTAACAAATATCTCGAGGATAGGCTTTCTAAAGCTATCGAAAACCTTCCTGAGAACATCGCTGGTGTAGCTGAAAACACAGACGATTATAAGGAAGCTGACCTGACTAAAGATGTAGGCGGTATTTATGTCAACAAAGATGGAGACCTTGTTGTACGCGATGGCATGACCGAAATACCATCTAAGGACATCAAAAAGATTGGCAAGAGAACCGCAGAAGAAGTTAAGGTTCTGATTAAGGTAGCTGATAAATTCAAAGAGCTTAGAGAAGCAGACCTTGCTGGTGCTAAAGATGCCAACGAAAAGCGAAAGGCTTGCTTGGATGAGCTGAAGGGCTTTATTGATAAATACGGTCCTTACATCAAGAGCGTTAAAAAGACGAATGAAAAGACAGGTCGTGAGTATACCAGCATTAAATTCTCCGATGGTTTTAAGTATATTGGTGACGTTGGTGACACACCAATGCAAGCAGACCTTCAGGGGTTACTTAACTCCAAGGGCGATATTGCTCCAATTCTTTTTGATGACATTATTGTTAGAAAGAAAAACTTCGACGTTAAGACTGTTGAGGGGGCATATTCTAAACAGATTAATGATGGTAAGCGTTTCTTAGACGTCGGTGAGATTGTTAAAACCACTGGTAAAACAGAGGAACAGATTGCCGATGAGCTGGCAGACAAGGATATCGCGTACAAGAACCAAAATGGCGAGTATGAGCTTGCTTCCTGCTTCTTGTCAGGTAACGTCGTTGGTAAGCTTAAAGACTTAAAGAGCGCAAAAGAAGCTGGCGTTGAGGGACTCGATAAGAGCATATCTGCTCTTGAGAAGGTTCAGCCTAAGCGAGTTTCCATTGGTGCTGTTGGCTTAAATATTGGTGCTTCTTGGATTCCTCTTAAATATTACACTCAGTTCTTGATGGGCCTTGGTAGAGGTTTCGACTCTACAGACTTCTATAACGATTATGACGAGATTTCTCTTAGGATGGCATCGTCTTACGGACACGTTACCCGAGAAGGCGGTAAATATATAGTTGTCACTGGGAAACATGCAAATAAGACGTCTCAACACTTCGAGAGCAGATACCACACTAAGGCAGAGGACATCAAGCAGGAAATCATCAACATTTGGCGTAGTGAGCATGGTGAAAAAGCTCCTATGCCTGCTTGGATGGCAGAATATGAAGGCAACGATGCTGATAAGTATGAAACAGGCGACCATGCTTTTATGCGAATTGGCGGAGATAGCGGTCTTACTATCTCTAACCTTTTAACCGCAGCTCTCAACAAAACAAACTTTGAGAGAACCATTAAGGTTGCTAACCCCGAGAAGATAAACGAAATTCCTCCTGCAAAAGAGTTTAAGAAAATACCCGAGGAATACCGACAGGAAATAAAAGATATCTTAAGCAAGGTCGTCGATGCTAAAGTTCAGATGATTAACAACGACTTTAGAAATTGGTTGACCTTACAGAATGTCGAAAGACGTAATGAGGCTGAACAACTTTTTAACGACAACATCAACGTCTATGTTCCTGCTGAGTTCCATGGTGACAATCTTGTCATGGAGACGATGGTTAGCAAAGAGTTTGGCAAGCCGATTTCTCCGCGTAAACATCAGTCTAACTTTGTAATGAGAGGACTGATGGAGGGCAGAGGTATTGCTGCTCACGACGTAGGCACAGGCAAGACTATGATTATGGCCATGCTTGCCATGAAACAGCGTCAAACTGGTCAGGCGAAAAAACCATTAATTCTTGCAGCACAGCAGAACTCTCAGGCCATTGTATCTGACTTTAAGAGGTTCTTCCCATACGCTAAAGTATTGTACGTCCCTAAACTTAGCGACACTAAGGACCAAAACAGTAAGGCAGCTAAAGAAACTAGACGTCGCTTAGAACTCATGGAATACGGAGATTGGGATGCTGTTATAATGCCACACGAGCAGGTAAACAACATCGTTTTCACTCCCGATAATCTTGAGAAAGCATTAAAGACTGAGCTTGACGAAATTCGCAGTAAGGTGTTAGCTCTTTATCGCTCTGACCCTTCCAATCACTTCAAGGTTTCACTGGAACCGGGAATTTGGGAGATTAGCCAGTCTGATAAACAGATGCTTGGTAAAAAGAATACACGCCCTGCTGAACTTAGAGGTGAAGTTGGCAGGCTTATTTGGGAATACAAGAAGCTTAAATGGAATATCCTTAAGGCTCATGACCTTGTAAAAGGTAAAAAAGCTATTGTATTTGATAACATCGGGTTCGACTCTGTGTTAGTTGACGAAGCTCAGGTATTCAAAAATGGCCGAAAAATAACTTCTCATGGCAACCGTAAAGTTAGAGGTGTAAAAGGTAATATAAGAATGTACATTTAGAGGAATATAAAAATGTACAATTCTCGCTGGCGTGGTATTGTTTAATCGGAGGTGATCCGCATTGAACGATACCCTGCTTACGCAGCTAAAAATCGCTAAATTGAGCGGAATAAAGCCAAATTTTTCTGAACTGGCCCGTATTAACAAATTGGACAGGCGTACCATCAAGAAATATTATGACGGATATCCCGGTAAGCCTAAACACCGGTGCAAATCCAGCTATCTGGACAGGCATGCAGAGATTATTTCAACAAAGCTGCAGATTAACGGTGCAACCATGCGGGCCGTTTACGAATTCATACTTACTGAGGTGGATTCCTCCATCGGAACCTACTCAAACTTCAGAAAATATGTAACCAAAAATAAGCTGAACAGGCACAGTAACTTAAAAGGCCATCCAAGATTTGAAACAGCTCCCGGCATCCAGGCCCAGGCGGACTGGAAGGAGGATATAACTATTCACAATTGTCTTGGAGAAGCATTCACCTTTCAGGTGTTTTCCTATAAGCTTGGTTATTCAAGATACTGTCATTTCAGCTACAGACTATTCAAAACAAGGCAGGATGTATTCGACTGCCTGATTGCCTCCTTTGCTGCAACAGGTGGCGTCCCCAGGGAAATCCTTTTCGATAACATGACGTCGGTTGTGGACCTGAAAGGCCATAAGAGAACCGTTAACAGTAAGTTTTATGCCTTTGCCAAAGATTTTGGCTTTAAGATTAAACTCTGCAAGCCAAGGCATCCCTTTACCAAGGGCAAGGTAGAAGCTGCCAACAAGTTTCTGGATTGGCTAAGACCTTATGAGGGCGAATTTGAGACCGAAGATGAACTCAGGGAAATACTGGATAAAATTACTGCCAAGGTAAACCAGTACCCCTGCCAGGAAACAGGTCTCCCGCCGCTTCTTCTGTTACAAAAAGAAACGGAACACCTACGGCCAATGCCAAAGGATGAAATCATCAGGTCTTATCTCAGCCACAATCGCCAAACCACGGTAAGAAAAGATGCGATGATATCCTACAAGCGCCATAAGTATTCCGTTCCATGTGAGTACATCGGCAGACCGGTCACCATCCGGGTCAGCAGAGATACACTCATGGTTTATTATAACACGGAACTCATAGCACAGCATACTCTGAGTGAAAAGAGATTAAATTATGCATATCCGCATTATGTTCAGCTGATGCAGCAATTTATCCCTGATGAGGATGCTGCCGTGACTGCGGCAAAACGTAATCTTAGGCAGATGGATGCATTCATCTGAAAAGAGGAGCAGCATGGCAAAAAGCAAACCAAAACTCAACGAAGCTTTATCCTGTATAGGCATAAGCAGGATGCAGGATTATCTGGACCAGTATGCCGAACAGGTCAACAAGGGAAGTAAATCCTTCAGTGAGGCGCTTATGGAGCTTGTTGACATTGAAATGGAAGGACGCCGGATACGGGCTGAGAATGCCTGTGTCAAAACAGCAAACTTTCCCTTCATAAAAACCATGGATGATTTTGACTTTCCTTTTCAGCCTGATATTAAGAAGCAGGCACTGCTGGAGCTTAACAGCCTGAGATTTATTGACGACAAGAAAAACATTCTCTTTGTAGGCTCCTGCGGTGTAGGAAAGACGCATCTTGCCACATCCATAGGCATATCCTGCGCCAGGGCCAGATATTCCACCTATTTCATAACCTTTGAGAACCTTATGAGCCAGCTGAAGAAAGCGCTTGCTGAAAACCGCCTTGATAAAAGGATGCAGTTCTTCAGTAAATACAAAATCCTGATAATAGACGAGATTGGTTATATGCCAATAGATAAGGACTCGGCCAATCTCTTCTTCCAATTAATTGCCAGACGGTACGAAAAGCATTGCACTATTGTAACGACCAATACGCCCTTTTCAAAATGGAGCGACATATTTGGATCCGCTACTCTTGCCAATGCAATTCTGGACCGGCTGCTGCACCATTCGGAGGTGATTGCCATAAACGGACCGTCATACCGTTTAAAAGAGAAAATGGACTTAATAGAATTCCAGGACAGGGCTTAGGCTGCACTGGGAATTTTGTACATTTTTATTTTCCCTTTTTTGAGCATTGTTATATTGACATTTACAAGAGGTATGGATTTGTCTGAAAGTACCATGGGTATTGGCTTGCAGAACATTGCGCACTACATGCACATGGCTCATGGCAATAAAGGCATGTTCCTGTTTACTGGCACGATTATTGATAACTCAATCCCTGAAATCTTTGTTCACTTAAAGAATGTTATTCCTGAGGTTATGCGTGAGTCTTTCAATGATAATCTAGATGACTTCTTAAACAACTTCACCAATATTGAGTCTGCTCTCAGCCCTGATGAGGCTGGCAATCCTCGTATGATTAAACGCTTACAGGAGTTCATTAACGTCCCTAAATTGCGTGACATCATGCTTACCACGACAGATATTCAGAAACGACAGGATATGCCCGAGTTCCAGCGTCGTAAAACAAAGAGTGGAAAGAGTATAGAGGATAAGGACCTCACTGATGCAGAGAGAGAAGAACTGCTTAACGGTTATTCCGAAGACCCAGTTGGACTTCCTAACGTAAAGGTTGTTAATGAGGTAATCAAGAAAACCAAAGTAACAGCAGAAGCGCAAAAGCTTGTAGGCGAGTTCTATAGCAAAATCCTTTCTCCTTCTAATGAAGACGAAGCATCTATGAATCAGATGATGGGCTTCATCCTGAGACTTGGCAAGCTTTTCCCGACTTGGGGTGCAACTATTGCTGGGTTGAGTCCTAGACTTAAAGAAGAACCAAACTCTAAGGTTAACGTATGTGTTCGTAACATCTTAAAACACTACAGAGAGCATGAAAAAGCTGGTCAGGTAGTGTTCTTGGAGGAAGGTTACGACAACTTTGGACATTTTGGCGGTAAAACATTTAAGAAAGATAAAGTTAAGGATAAAAAAGGTAAGGTGAAAGAAAAGATTGTCGTAGATAAGCAGTACGACAATACTTATCCTAAGTACAACATCGCAGCCAATATTGTTAAAAAACTTGTAGAAAATGGAATCCCTGAAGACGAAATATTCGTCATGTCAGGCGATGTAAAGGATACAGCTTTGCGCGAGCATATCGCTAAGTGTGTGGCCAATGGTGATATCCGAGTTATTATCGGTTCTACCAGCACCATTGGTGTTGGCGTAAACATGCAGGATAATCTGCGTGCAGCTCACCACTTTGACATTCCATTCACCCCGGGCGCTAAAGAGCAGGAGGATGGACGCTTTGATAGACAGGGTAACCATTGGAACACTGTTTATGAGTATCGCTATGTAAACCCCGGCTTCGATGGCAAGAAGTGGAGTTTGATTTCCTTCAAAGACATGTTCATCAAGAGCTTGATGGATAAAAACAACAACGATTGGACTATCAACGCTGAGACTCTTGCAAACGACGCCAGCGGTGACGACGAAGGTGGTTCTGCTGTAAGTAACCTTGTCGAGACATTCGGCTTAGCACAGGGTGATGAGCGCTATGTACGTCAGCAGGAGCTTACCAATAAGCTTAATGATGTAACAATGCTCAAGAAGATGATGGACGAACAGAAGGAAAAGGCCATTATGGAAATTCCGGGCCTGACCACTTCTGTGAGAAAATCTAATGAACGTCTCGAAGCTTTGAAAAGTGATGCTGAACGCAATGATGAACACCATGATGACAAGGTAATCCTTTATGTTAAAGCCACTAAGCCTGATGGCAGTGAGCTTAAACTTGGTATGTCTAAAGCTGCGTCTGAACGTCTACAGGGTCTTGTTGATAAATACAAAGAACGCAAGAAGAAGTATGAGGATAAGATTGCTGAAAACGAGAAAGCTCTTGAAGATTTTGCTAAGAGAGCAAAAGAGCTTCCTGCTGAAATCGCCAAGCTGAAAAGCGAGCTTGATGAAATCAATAAAGCAATCGAAACTCATAAGGCTGAGAGTGCTACAGCAGAAGCAGAGCTTGACGCTGCCAAGAAGAACAACTCCGACCCCAAAGCCAAAAAGATTGATACTAAGCCTATCGAGAAGAAAGTTAAAGACGCAAGAATTGCTCTTAATAAGTCTAACAACGAAGCAAAGACAAAGCATAATGAAGTTGTTAAGGCCGAGAGCGAGCGAGATGCAATCCCTGTTAAAGAGATTAACGTAAAAGAGACTATCAAAAAGACAAAAGAAAACCTCGATGAGCTTAAAGAGCCTACCTTCTACACCAAAGAAAAGATTGATGGAACAGAATATTGGGCTATTACCGATAAGGAAATAGCTGAAGGTAATTTGTTCTCGGCTCGTAGAGCTTGGGAGACTGAGTTACAAGAGGCTGGTGTATCTGAAGCTAAGTTCGGTAAATTCAGAGACTTTGACCTTATCGTTGCTCATGACCCAAGTGGTAAAACCCAATTCAATTCTACTATTGTTCGTGGTGATACGGATTATGTTGTTGATAGCGGTGCTAATATCAATGCCTCTCTGCGTGATATCCAGTCCACCTTATCTAATTTCAACAAGAAGATTAAGGATGAGGAAAAACTTGGTGAAGGCTTGAAAGAGAAGCTTAAAGCTAAACAAGCACAATCTGAGCAGGAAAATCCTTGGGATGATTTGTTCGACAAATACACTAACAATCTTGAAAAGTTGCAGTTGGATATTAAACAGAACCCTATCCCTGCTCCTGAGTGGTTAAAGCTTAAAGCACCGAAAGGTCTACAGATTATCGACGGTAGAACTTGGAAGTTGCTTGATGTTGCTGGCTGGTCCACAAAAGATAACAAACTTTCAGTGGTTGCAACTACAGGAAGCGTCTTGAGTGAGAATGACGATGAAGATAACATCATCATTCCTATCGAGCAAGTTTACGACGAATCAGGCGAAAAAATATTCAGTAAAGAAGACATTGAACGGTCTCCTGAAGATGAATACATAGACCCCGAGGATGACTCTACGGAAGATGATTTAGAAGTCCTTAGAGAAGATATTCAGCGTTACTTTGAGTATGACCCTGATTTCCGTGATTGGCCGGGTGGTGAAAAGAAAGATGTCACCGGGGATAAAGAAAAGAAGGAACGAGATAAAGAGAAAGCTAACGACCCGACAAAAGTAGGTAATGAGGTCCCGGAGGAATATGTAACTGACCATACCTTTGCTGATGAAGTTAAGCAAGGTGAGTCGCAGAAGCTAAGCGAGACAAACAAAGCTACATATGGCGAAATCGAGGACCCGAAAGACATGTCTCTCCTTACTGATGCCGGTAGAGCTGCTTATGGCAGTGTATTGTCCCGATTTGACAAGCTTAACATTCCTTCGTTTACTAAAGCTGCAAGAAGCTTGATGTCCATGTTGATATCTTTACATGCTGAGAATATGGCTGGTTTGATTTCTCACACCTTCAATATTCCTTATTCTCCGCTAGAGTATACCAAGACGTTTGCTATTGCTCGTGATGATGCTCAGACTGAAGCGCTTGGTTATCAGGTAACTCTTGTCCCTGCACCGTTTGATTACACCATTAAGGATAGAGCTATCTTGGGTATCAACTTTGACGCCATGACCGAAATTAGCACTGCTGTTCATGAGTACATGCACCTTCTCGAGAAGGAACTGTATACCATCTCTAGGCAGGGTAATGCGCCTAAGCAGATTAAAGAGGATTGGTATACGGTTGCAGATTGGTTGTATGGCGACAAAATGCGTCCTGCTGGATACAATCAAAATCGTGAAAAATGGGCGCAGACACTTCAGTTCTACCTGACAAGCGACCTGATGTCTCCTGAGATAGCTAAGCTTGCTGAGGGACATAGGCAGTGGCTGTTGGACAGCATCAAGAGCGACCTAGATAGAAGGAATGAGTATAACACAGACTTTACTGTCCCCGAGGAAGTTCTTAAGGCTATTGACCGCTTCTTTATGTACCGCATTGAGAATGACCCTGATGTTAAACATTCTTCCGCTCCTACAGCAAGTGACCTTTACTCTTATAAGATTTTGCCGAAGGACAAGCTTAATCTTTCCGAAACGATTATGCAGTCCCTTGGTAGGTCTCTCGGGGTAAACATTAACTATGTCAGTGCAATGGACGCGAAAGAAAACAGAGGTATATTCTTCGCAGGAAATCAAATCATCATCAACCGCAAAGCTGACGTACCAGCGAGCAGAGTTGTGTTCCATGAGCTTACTCATTGGATTAAAAAGAACAACGCTCCGCTGTATGAGGCAATGCGGAATGGTTTGAAGATTTCCCCTCAGCGCATAGCTGCATACCGCAAGCAGATACTCAACGGTGAGCATATTGTCAGCGATGAGTCTATCATTGAGGAAATGATTGCTGACGCTGTGGCAAATAGTGATTTACGCTTCCGTGTTTTACAGGAGATGATTGATAGCAATATCTCTAAGGGTAAAAAGATTGCTGGCGCTCTCTTGTACGCATGGCAGAAAATAAAATCAAAGGTGCTTGAGTTTATCGGCAAGAACGATGGAAAGAACCTTCCTGCTGGACTCAATAACCGAGAGATTAGCTTAATGGACGCTAGGCTGAAGGAAGCTTTATGCAAGCTGAAGAAAGCTGGCAAGCCTGTTTTCAGAAATGAAAATGGAACTATTATTGATGTGGAGAGCGGCGTTAATGCCGCTCTTTCACCTAATGAGGTGGGAGAAGTTAAACACTCTGCGTCTAAGCCAACTGATTCATCTAGTGTTGGCAACATTGCCAATTACGCTTTTGCTAATCTTGCAAATAAGCTTAGCCTGAAAGATAGGTTTGAAAAAGCTGGTCTTTCTCCTGCTGAAAACGTAGAAGTTGTTGAGCCTAAGAAGGAACACACTCCTAACTTATTCGAGCGCTGGTTTAGCAGTCCTACCGTGTTGGCTAAGAAGTATCCTCGGATTAAATTCTTCGTAGACCTCGCTACCAAAGCTATGGAACATCAGGAACGACTCCGGGCGCACTTCACAGAGTTAATGAATGATGTGGATAAGGTTGTTAAGAAAGATGACAGAACTGAGCTTTCTAAGCTTTTGTTAGATGGCGACTTGGACCGTAAGCAGTATAACGAAGATGAGCTTAAGTCTATGGGCTATAACGAAAATGTTATTAAAGGATATAACATGGTTCGTCAGGCTCTTGACGAAGCTTGGCGCTTAGTTAATAACACTCGTCAGATGGCAGAGACTAAGTTCGATAAGAGTATGTCTAAAGAGGAACTTGAGGAGCTTAAAAAACATCCTTTCAAAGATATCCTCAATGTTAAACCTAACGGAGATGGAACTTACTCTGCAAGCTACAGACAACCTCAAATGTTTACTCGGATAGAAACTCTCAGCCAAAAGGAACTCGATGACCTAAGAAAAGACAAGAACGTCCATATTATTTCTGAGACCAAAGTTGATAACAAGGGTATTCAGGGAGATACTTTCTATAAGGTTAAGTACGAGTCCCAAGTTTCTCCACTTAGTAAGATAGAGGGCTATATTCCGCATATTTTCCATGGTTACTTTGTCATGCAGAAGATAAAAGATGCCGATGGTAAAGTTAAAGGATATAACATCTTAAAGTCGCACGATAATTTCCGTGAGGCAACTAAGATTGCCAATGAGTTTGCAAGCAAGAACCCAAAAGAAGAAATTGTTATTGCTCCTAAATTATTCCATATTCCCGGTTCGGCAAAGCACGCAGCTATCATGGGCGATACGGATTATAAAAATACCATGAATGGGTTGGCTGAGGATTTGGAAATTTCGGTCGCAGAAGCGAAAAAGCTTACCAGTGATACAATTTCCATGAAGAACAGACGTCGCTTCTTTGGCCACAGCTTACAGCGTAAGGGTGCTAATGGTTATGAAAAAAACGTAATGAAAGCACTGCGTATGTATTTCAATCAGGCAAGCAGATATTCAGCACTGGATGAGTTCAAGCGTAAGTCTATTACTCATTTTGAGAAAAAGTACGGTAACTTCTTCGATGACTCTAGGCGTCTTAGTAAGGAAGCGGTTTATATCAGAGATTACATCAACGATATTAATGGCACTCCTACAGAGGCAGAGGAGTTCTTGAATGATATCATCAAGCAGACTCCAATCTTGAAAGAGTTAATCTCTGACAAGATTAATGGTAGACCGTCTCTTGCAGCAGCTCACATGATTACCTACCCGATGGCAATAGCTAAGCTTGGTTTGCTTAATTTCGGTTCTGCATTCATTAACCTTTCGCAGTTGTTCAACGTAGCCGGTGCGCTCGACGCAGGAGTAGGCAAAGGATATCATTACCTGAAATATGGCATGGATATGTACAAGAAGGCTGAAAGCAATCCTGCAATGATGAAGTTCTTGATGGAGGACTTGGGATTAAAGTATTCCATGAACATGACCGTATCTAATGGTTACTCCAAGGCAGAAGTTGCTAACAAGATGCTTGGTCAGTCGTTTTGGCTGTTTAATAAGTTTGACGGTGCTGCACGTGCGATTACATTGTTTGGTGCTTACAGGAAGGCATTGGATAATGGAATGTCTAGGGCGGATGCTATTGACTATGCTAAGGATATTAACCGCCGTGTTAATATTGATAGCTCGGTAGCAGATGCGCCTGATTTGTTTAGACGCTCAGGCCCAGCTGGAACGGTATTGTTACAGTTCCAAAAGTTCCCTGTCAAACAACTTGAGTTCTTCTATGAACTTGCTAGACGTGGTTATGAGCGCGGTGGTAAGGCTGGTGCTGTGAAGGAATTTGTAAAATATACTTGGCCGTATTTTGTGGCTTCAGGTGTTTACGGTATTCCGTTTGCAGGAATTATGTTCGGCGTACTCAATATGTTTGGCTCGGCTATTTCGGGTGACGACGACTTTGACATTGAGAAGGAATTAAAGAAGTACGGCGTTGAGAAGCTTGGCAAAGATTCTGCTTTACTCAAGAGCTTGTTCTATGGCGCTGGTTCTATTGTCCCCGGTATTGCGATTGGTCAGCGTATTGGTATTGGTGATTATGGCACTAGCCTTACTAATTCTTCCTTTACCGACCAGCAGGGTACTCATGGTTTAATCGGTCAGGTTGCTCGAATGACGACTCTTGGCTCTACCTTCCTGCAAGCTTACGACCAGTTTGTTCAGAATGGAAATGTCGTTGAAGGCATTAGAGCAATCAATCCTTCTGTTGGCAATGTTCTTACCGCAGTTAATGGCGAGGTCCGCACCACTAGAGGACGTCTGAAGTATAGATATGACGGACCGTATGATAGACTCATGCGTGGCCTTGGCTTCACTCCGATTAACGAGAAGCTTGATTCCGATATCAAGTCCATTGAATATTCTGATAAGAGTAAAGGCAAACAGGAAAAGATGGATGCTATTGATGACTTCCTGAATGCTGAGCGCAAAGGCAATACCGCCGAGATGCGCCGTCTAGTTCCAACCCTTAACATGCTTGGTGTTAAAGGTGAAGATGTTAGGAAGGAACGTGAACGTCGCAACAAGACTAAGACTGAGCTTGATGCACAGAAAAAACCTTCAAAAAATAAGCAAAAAAGTTATTCTTTGAAGGATTACACAAGTTAATTAACCCAAATAAGTGTTATTATGGAATAAGTGAGAGGCTCCCATGTGGGGGTCTCTCTTTATTTCTAGCTGAAAGGATGGTTTAATTGTCTGTTTATAATCTTTATGAAACATGGACACCAGTTAAAGAGAAGCGTGGCCTTCTGCGTAACACGTCAACGTGCAACGTAGAATATGCTATTACCGAAGGTGCTTTACCTATGGCTGGTGCTGTTCTTTTGCCGGAAGAAAAGATTGAATTTAATCTTGCTCATCCGCATCTCCATGCTCACCATTTTGGTTTTCACCATCATCATCCAAAGCCACATTTTAAGACATTGTTTATTCGTGCTGTTGCAGCTACCTCTGCTGATACAGTTGTGATTGACAACTTAGAGCGCAGTGACTTTGTTAGCTACGATGTTTCAGGTATCGCTACTTGGGCAAAGGGCAAGACCTATAAGGAAGGTCAGGTTGTTCTTTACGAAAAACATCTATATACTGCAAAGATTGACCACACTAGTGGGCTGGACTTTGACGAAGAAAAATGGGATATGGTTGCTTCGGATGTGTTGAGCGTTACTGTGGAGGATGACAAGATTACCGTTAAGATGTCTGATGGTACAGAAACTACCACAGCGGTAAACAATGTAGCCAATGCTATCTCTGCTACCAATGATAGTGCAGGGAACAATATTGCTACATCTCTCGCTGCTATCAAAGCAGACATCGAAGCGTTGAAAGTTGCTGTAGGAATTTGAGGTGATTAAATGGCAAAATATACCTTAACTAATAGCTGGTTCGAGTTGCCTGTGATGACAGGCACGATACAGAATATCAGCACAAAGAATGTGCCGATTGAGGTATCAGAGGAGGAGACCAATAATACTGGTCAGGTTCTTTATCCAAAGGATGCTATGTCCTTTAGCGGTGTTCAGCTTTATGCGAGAACGACTCTTGTCGGTGCAGTAGCGGAGGGCAGAATTAGCCCTTTTGCGGACGCCGTAGGTGGAGGAGGGAGTAGCACCTATGTCCTGCCTACGGCAACTGTAACTAAACTTGGTGGAGTTAAAGTAGGCAAGAATGTTTACACCAATTCTAGTGGTGTGCTTAGTGCATATCTTGAGGATTGGGTGACAGCTACTTCTTATGTTGTTGATGATGTCGTTGTAAAGGATGGCGTTATTTATCGGTGTATCACCGCTAATAGTGATGTTGCCTTTACCGAAGCTAATTGGGAAAAACTTGGTGGTTCAGGTGGTGGCATTTCTACCTGGGAAACAGGGAAAGGCTACAAGGCTGGCGATGTTGTAATTCAAGGCACAAACATCTATCAGTGTATCACTAACCACACATCAGGCGGTTTTTCTGACGATAAACCGTATTGGCAGATACTTGGTGATTGCTTATGGTCATATAATGGCGATGATGTTATTCCCACAGGCAATGGTTATGGCTCAGACCTTTCTTCCGGGTGCGAGGATTGGGGCGTAGATGTAACCTATAAAAAGAACCAGCTTGTCTATAAAGACGGCAATCTGTATGTCTGCTTGGTAACACATAAGGCTACAGATTTTGATGCTGACAAAGCTGCTGGCTATTGGTGTGAAGCAACAGGGAGCGGATATACTCTCCCTAAGGCTACCAAGACCACGCTTGGCGGTATTAAGGTTGGCAATAATCTTGAGGTTGACACGGATGGTGTTTTGAAATCCATACACGAAACCATTACCATGGGTACCGATACTGCATCCACAGCTAAGCCTAAACATGGTGAAACATTCACGGCCATTGATACAGTCACTAAGGACAAGAATGGCCATGTTACCAAGGTTAATGTTAAGACGGTTACTATCCCTGATGTTCCTACTGCATCTGCCACAGATAAAGGCGGTGTTAAGGTTGGTAATGGATTAAACATTAACGCTAATGCCGTTCTCAGTATCGACTTAGCTGATTGGGCTAGTGGCACTGCTTACGAAAAGAACGATGTGGTTGTTTATGGTGGCAAGCTTTATCGTTGCAATACCGCTCATTTGTCTGTTACATCTTTTGACAGTGCAAAATTCACTCTTATTGGTGGCGGTGGTTCAGGTCTTGAACTTTGGGCTAGTGGCACTGCTTATAAATTAAACGATTTCGTTGTTTATGATAACGCCATTTATCGTTGTAATACCGCTCATACTTCTACAACCTCTTTTGATGATGCTAAATGGGATAGAATAGGTGATTGCTTATGGTCTTACAACGGCAACGATATTATTCCTGTTGGCAATGGGCATGGCGCAGAGATGTTATCCGGGGTAGAAGATTGGGGTACTGGCGTAACATACCTCAAAAATCAGCTTGTCCTCAAGGATAGTAAACTGTATGTCTGCGCTGAAGAACATACTGCAACGACTTTTGCGGATGATGTAACCGCAGGGAAATGGACTGAGGTTAGTGGTTCTAACGGTGCTTTGGACACCATGAGCGCTACCACTAAGGGCGGTGCTAAGTTAGGTAGCTGTCTTTTGATGTCAGGCGATGTCCTTTCTGTAGACACAGGAACCACCGCAGGAAAGATTGTAAAGGTAGGAACTGACGGCAAGATTGACTCCTCTATCCTTCCTCCTATCGCTATTGGAAACACCTTTGTATGCACCTCTGAAGCTGATATGCTTGCTCTCACCGCTACCGTGGGTGACATTTGCGTCCGTAGTGATGAGTCTGAGACCTACATCCTTCAGAATGATGGTGCTTCTACGCTTGCTAATTGGATTAAATTGGCAACTCCAACCTCTGGTGTGACCTCTGTTAACAGCAAAACAGGAACGGTTACTCTGAAGGCGTCTGACTTAGAGAATGACTCCAAGTATGTCAAGGAAACCGATACCGCCACCGCCACCAAAGCTGGCTTGACCAAGCTTTATACCGATGTTGGCGAGAATACAGACGGTGCTATGACGCAGAAAGCTGTCAAGGATGCACTTGCTACCAAGCTTAACTCAGCTGACTACAAGCTGACCGACCTGATCAACGATACCACAGCAAGCACAAGCACCGTATATAGTGCTTCTAAGGTTGATACTATGCTTGGTGACTATCTGCCCTTGAGTGGCGGTGCGTTGACAGGTGCGGTAACCTCAGGAAGTGACAATAGTAACCTTTATTTCGCAAGTGGCTCAAATGGTGACGGAAATAAAGGTGCTTATGTAATCCTTAGAGGCAAAAGCGTTGCTGACAATGGCGGTGCTTTTACGATAGCATCCCATGATGGCACTAGTGAAAAAGCCTTAATAGGCAAAGCAGATGGAACGCTCACTTGGGACGGCAATTCGCTTGCCATCGGTGCGATTAAAAGACTGACACCTACAGAGGTCACCTCTTATGCAGACTCGGGCGGACACAATAGCAATGATACTTGGGTTAAGGCTGTGTTCTCCGATATGCCTGCGGGAGCAACATGGTTAGCATATAATTCCGCCAATGAAGAGTGGTCGTACATTTTCTCGAAAAGCCAGGCCGGAACCTATGGCAATATTCAGAGAAATAGCCATTTAGGTAAAATACAAGTCAAAGGCGTGTCGCCCGGTGGGGTCTATACTAAGTGGAAAGAAGCGACAATGACGGCGTTAGACTATTGAGGTGCGAATGGAATTAGACTATTTTATGTTTGCTAAGCTATTTGTCGTGCCTGTGATTGTTTCCGCTATAATATCGCAATACCTGATACAGACGATAGGAGGCTGGGTTGATGAGCATATTAGATAGTAATGCTGTTATCCTTGCCATATCGTGCGTATTTGGCGCTTGCTATACCCTTGCGGTACATTTGCTTTGTAGAATTTTTATAAGAATATGAGGTGATAAAATGAGTTTTATTACTAACGTATCTGATTGTGGTAACTCCACACATACGTTTAATAAGGTACACACCAACTACCTCACGGATAACACGGTTACTGTGAAGGTAGCCGATATTTGCACTGGTGTTCATGCTTGGGCTACGGCAAAAGCATATAAACAGTATGAACTGATTTATCATGATGGCAAGGTGTATATCGCTTTGTCTGAACACACATCCGGTGAGTTTGCTACCGACCTTGCTGACGGCAAATTGGCAGAGGTGAGTGGTAGTAGCGTAGGTGTGGTTGATTGGCATACCAACACCGAGTATAAAAAGAACCAGCTGACTTATGTTAATGGTGATTTGTATATCTGTCTTGAGAATCACACGTCTGCTGTTTTTGATGATGACGTATTAGCAGACAAGTGGGCTGTTATTGCTGGCTCTAGTGGCGGTGGTGGTAGCAATTATTCCCAGCTTACCAAGTCTAAAATAACTGCACCGCTTGATGTTACCCTTACTATAACGGACGCCAAGTATTGCAACCCTCCTGCCGAAATCCTAAAGCTTGAAAGTGGCGCTCCCAATGTCAACGAAGTAGTTCATACTTTTACGGCAGAAGAAGATGCCTTTAACTTTAACAATAAATACGTTGAGTTTAAAGAAGGCGTTATTCAAGAAATTACCGATTTCAAATATGTATTCACTAGTCCTAGTACCTTTGAGGGTGGTTTCTATTCTGAGACCGAAGAAATTGATTTTAGTGGGTATAAGAAGATAGCAAAGTTGGAGGTGGAAAACTATGACGCTGAGTAGACCTACGTTACCACTTAAGAAAACCCCTACGGCATTCCGTGTATCCTACTGCGGTACTGTTGGCTTAAAAAGTGACGGAACGTGCCTAGTATCAGACACCCCTATGGATGTGTCTAATTCGCTGGCAAATATTGCTTCGTGGACAGGAATAGCTAAATTATGTTCTGTTGGTCTTTATGGTGTTGTGGGTATTCGTGAAAATGGTACTTGTATTTGCCATAATCATTCTCTAATTAGTTCCATCGAAGCACTTACAGATGTAATCGACATTGACGGGGATGACAATTTTGTAGTTGCGCTTAAAGCAGACGGTACTGTTACTACGATTGGCAGCCGTTCATACTTATATGGAGACGCTTTTAGTGACTATACAGATTTAGTTTATATAGCTAGAACTTACTCTGGCTTTTGTGCGTTAAAATCAGATGGCACAATTTTGGTTACTTCTTATGATGGTAATGAAAAGATGCTTGAAGCAAGGGGCAAAAAAGCAAAACAGATAAGCCCAAGTGAATTTGGTTTAGTTGTGTTAAACGAAGATGATACCTGTTCTTTCTATGGGACTAATTATCATGGGGAAACAGCATGTTCTTCTTGGACAAACGTAAAAAAAGTGGTAGGTACATATTCAGGCATTTTAGGCATCAAAAACGACAATACGCTTTGCATTATTGATACTAATAGTGCGAATGTATCCCTTGCATCTTCTGCAACGTCTGTTTATGATGTTTCAGAAGAAAGTTGTCACATCAACGGTTTGATTGTAATCAACAGTGATGGCACTTGCACCGCTACAGAAGTTGGGTATGGTATAAAATCTGAAATAGATACTTGGCAACTTTTCTCTATTCCTATCTACTATCTCTACAAAACCACTGATGCTGTGTGGGGTTATGAAGATACCACATTCAAGGAACTCACGACCTCTTGGGATACAATGTCTAACAGCGATAAGGTTGAGATGTTTGAAAACACAAGCGAAAGACAGGCATCTTTGCATGATTTCAACAGCAACAATATCACTAAATTCTCTATTATGCACTACTCAGAAGGTAATACTCGCAAACAGGCTATTTTGCAAGGTGTGCCGAAAAATCAGACGATTACTCAGAAGGAACTTATCGACCTATCCGAGTATGAGTGTATTAACTCTGTCACCATTACCTCTCATAAGCTCAATGGTGGTGACGTGAAGGTTATGGTTACTAAAGATGGTAACACCTACTACACCTTTAATGGAACTGAGTGGGTTGAAAAAACTTTGGCTGATATCGATACTGAAGGCATGAGCGTTACTCTCGTTAATGCCCTCGATGGAGATGCTTGGGGGTTGCTTGAAACCAAAAAGATTGGCTTTGCGTATAGTCTGTCTATGGAAAATGTCACGGATAAGGCAGATGTAGACCAGCTTGACCTGAATGTAGATATGCGTGGTGTGTGGCATAAAGCAACTCACAGCACAGACTATACATACAAGTACACCTCACCGACTAAACTTGTTGTTACCCTTAAAAATGATGGTTCTTACAAGATTAACTATGTAAAGTGAGGTGAAGCAAATGTTTTATTATAAACTCAACGAAGAAGGGTATGTGGAGTTATACACCGATAATGTCAAGGTGGCAAAACGTCACAACCTCACACTTACCTCTGAGATTGAGCCTGTGCTTCAGGGCGATGGTAGCGGTTATGTATTCCCTAATGATTACATTGCTCCTGAGATTATCGAAGAACCTACTCTTGAAGAACGTATCACGGCAATCGAAGAAACCATGCTTGAGATTATGTTCCCAGCAGAATAAGGGCTAAGCCCTAAATATAAAGGAGGGATTGCTAATGGCAACCTTTTTGGCAAATCAGCTTATCAACGGTAAACTTAAATGGTCTAAGTTGGAGAGTTCTCCGGCATACGCCAAGTATTGCGATGCAGTGCTTGTCGTGTTGGACAACAAGGGTTACTACATTGATGGCGAAGGTAACTGCGTAAAAAAGCCTGTGGACGATTAAGCCCTTGGCGGTGGTTACTCACTAGATTGATGGGGGAGTCGTAAGACTCCCTTGTCTTTTAATGAGGTGTATTATGATTGAGTTAACACCGCTGGTGGTTGAGGTTGTTGGGATAATCCTGACAACAATCTTCGGCATCATCGGCTATTTTATATTGCGGTTGATAAACCAAAACGACAAACGGCATGAGGAACAGCAGATTTTTGAGCGTGAGGTGCGTAATCAGCTTGCCGTGTTATCCTCTGCTGTGGTCGAATTGCAAAAAGCAGAGATGGAGCGCAAAGAGAAGGACAAAGAGCAAAGAGAGCAGATTATGCTCATCTTGGAAGCCCAGTGTGCCAGTCTGCGTGACCGAATAGTACAGTCCTGCCGACACTTTATTTCGGTGGGCAAAATCCCTGCGTTTGAGCGAGAGAATATCTCAAGAATGTATCACGCTTATCATGCCCTTGGTGGCAACGACATAGCTAGTGATTTTTTTAATGCAGTCATGGAATTAGACTTGGAGATTTAGCTAGAAGTGTTATAATAATAGTACCAGTTTATGCACCCACAAGCCGAAGCAGCTTACTTGTCCGAGCGTAGCCTTTTGTGGGTGCTTTTCTTTACATCACTTGATGTTTTGGGTGATGTATTGGGCTGGGGATTGGTTGGCGGACGGAATAAAGCTGGGGTTGTCGCATGACTATAATTCCCTTTGCTCCTGCAACCAATCCTCTTTGTTAATAACACTTATTTCCCAGCCCACGCCAAAAGGGTAGGCTGTATACTAGTTTGGTTATATGTGTTATATAAAAAATCAACCGAGATGGCGAAAGCCTACCTCCAAGAACGGGACTAGCTAACCCACGCATAGGTGTTCGATGCTTTGCCTATGCTTTTTATTTTTGGTGAGGTCAACAAAATGGTTTACGATTTTATCGAGGTCAGTAAAATCGTTGATTTTAGGGGGTTGGTGGGATATTGGAGGATGCTAAGCATGACTAGTGACTATATTATCAATCCGTGGTTTATCTATCTTTTGGGGTTAATACCACATCTTTCAGCTCTTTGCCTTATGATAACCTTTACCCTATTTACGCTAGGGGTAATCCATCATATAGAGGGTAGAGGCCCATTTGATGTGATAGACGATTTTATCTCTAAACATTGTTGCATCTATATTGCCACTATATCATTCCTTGTTTTAACATTCACTCTCATGCCAAGCAAGAACACGCTGATACAAATGTATATAGCCTCCACAGTAACTAAACAGGATGCTGTCATGGCAAAAGAGGAAATCGTTAAGATTATTACCGAGATTAGCCAAGCAATAGGGGGTAGAAAATGAACGGTCTATGGTGGGCAACCCTTGCATGGTTTAATGCCGTAGCATTTGGGTATGGCCTTGGGCATGATGTTGGCATATCGACAATGGTGTTAAACTGCATTGCGTCAATTGTTTGTTTGTACTGTTTATACAGATGCTCAATTGATTTCTAAAACATTATTCTAAACCCATCGAAATCGACGGGTTAATGAGGGTAACATGAATTTCATAACGAAACACATCTTGGAGATAACAATCTTATGTTATCTCTTTTTATTTTGTGCTGGTATGAGTGGTTGGTTTACTAATGGCATGGGTTGGACAAAGTTCGACCTTGGATTTATTTGGCAGGGGGTTACTACTCTTTTTGGACCCGGAGTTTTCGGTAGCATAAAATATCTTGCCGACAGTGGATTAAACAGCGAGAAAGGGGCAAACCCCTATGTACGAAACGTGGAGAGGAGAGATAAAGATGAAGATAGCAATTAATAGTGGCCATCACACAACGTATGATTGTGGTGCTTTAGGTGCTTACTCTAACGAAGCTGACATCGTGTGCATGGTATCGCACCTTGTTTGCTCTTACTTAACTGATGCAGGACATGAAGCTTTCTTTATCATGGAGAATGAGCTGGAAGATATCTGTGCTGAAGCAAATGAAGAACAGGCAGACCTTTTTGTGGCAATACATTGCAATGCTGCTGCTGATGAGTCTGCACACGGAACCGAGACCTTCTATTATGAAGAAGGCGATGAGAGTTATGAGATGGCACTGTGTATCCAGCAGAACATTGTTGAGTCGATGGGTACGGTTGACAGGGGAGTCAAGGATGGTTCTAGGTTTTATGTCATTAACCGCACCGATATGCCAGCGGTGTTGGTTGAGTTAGCTTTTATCTCTAATGAGGTTGAAGAAGATTTGCTCAACAACAACATTGAGGCGTTTGCGAAAGCGGTAGCAGATGGTATCTTAGAGTATGTCTCTACCTTGTGAGGTGTTATTGTGAGTTTTTTTGATATGGGTATGTTCGCGGGAGAATACGAGCCTGACGCAGAGGTGCGGATAGCAAAGCTGGTTGCAAAGAACATCAAAGATAATTATGGCTACGACTATCCGTGGCAATACGTTTGGGCGCAGCAACGCCATGAAACAGGGGGATTTGACAATCCTGATAGTGAGTTAGCACGAGAGCATCATAACTATGCCGGAATTAAGGTCAACGACCCTGAAAATCAGATTGCGGTAGCTGGCGGAACGCCTGAGGATAACGGCACATCGTATCGCCATTTCAACAATGATATTGATTACGCTAAATATCAAGCTAACAATCTTTCGGCTTATGCTCCTTATGGCCTTTTTGCAGCTAAAACACCGCAAGAGGTTGCTGAAGCACTATACCGTGGTGGGTATTATGAAACAAATGATGAATGGCCAACCCCTGCTGATGCCATAGGTAATTATGCGAACTCCCTTACTCAGCTAGTAAAGGAGGCACCTTTTGAAATTCCAAACATTGAGAAAGCTCTACTCAGGAGTTGATAATGATGAAAATGTTCTCAAAATTATATGTATTGTACTTGCTGGCGCTGTTCTTGTTGTTATGTCCATGTACTTGTTCAGCACAAGAAACAGTGACATTAACACAGGAACAATACAATCAGCTAACGATGCTGTTGGAAACGCAAGAGGAAGTGTTAACGAAAGCATCCGAAGCAATCAGCGAAGCACAGAGTCAGTTATCCGAGTCCAGTCAGGAATTAGCCGAAGCACAGAGAGAATTGGTCGCGCAACAAAAGGAATTAACTCAGCTGAAGGAAATCTTGCAACAGCAAAAGACTCAGTTGATAGATGCCTTGAACTCACTAGACAGTGCGAATACATTCTTAGCCAAGGCAAAAGAGGAAATGATAGCGTTGGACAAGAAGCACAAGCAGACGGAAAGTAAGCTGAGAGCAGAGAGAACCTTGTGGCAGATTATCAGCGTTTTAATCGGCGGTATGGCTATTGCAAGGTAATTGCAAGGTCGTTGCAAAGTAACGAGGTAAAGTATGGAAAAAGATTTAGATAAGCTTGGCACCGTTCTAGCTATTATGCTGGATAAATTGGACGCCCAGCAAAAAAGACAAACAAGAATTATTTGGTTTGCCATGGCTACACTGGCGATGGCGTTTGTTATTGTTGGTATGACGGTGTTTTACTCTTTCCGAAGTATAGACAACCTAGCGTCGCAGATAGAGCAGAACCGAGCAATGATTGAGGTTAATCAGGAGGTGCTTCAAAGTGGACGAGTTACGAAAGCAAGCGAAGCAAGCCCTCGATGACGCGCCTTTACAATCTTTTTGGCAAATAGTTAATGAGGCTAAGATAGCTGATGAACATAAAGAAGTTTTGGATTTGAAATTCATCCGAGGCCGGAGCAACGTGCAGATTTCTTTAGAACTAGGAATGTCCCTAGAAAAAGTCAATAAAATCATCAGAAAGTCGTATGAAAAAGTCGGCAAGCTCATTAATATTCGTTGACATAGGATTTTTCCGTGTTATTATAAATACAACCTGATATTGACATCCATAATTCATTCCAGTTACCTTTCTTTTTAGCAGAGTCATTCGTGGCTCTGCTCTTTTTTTTGTGCATTTTATGGACATTTTTAATACACTTTGTTAAGCGGTATAAAGAGTAAACTATCAGTGAGGTGATAGTGATGCTTAATTTAATGGAAATAATGCAGGGTGTCAGAACCGGGACGCTTGATGCTAAAAAAGAAGTGTGGAAAATGTTGGGCAATATGACTCCAGCTCAACGAGAAGTAATAAAAAAATCCCTGCCACAAATCGAAAATATAGCTCGACAAGCAGGGGTTAGCACCGAAAATTTCAATCAGGAAATAAATGCGCATTTATAAATATAATGAAAGAAGGTTTTACAATGGACGAAAACGGAATGAGCAACATCATCGGTTCCCTTATTCGCAACAATGGTGAAAACGGTTGGGGTGGCAACAATGCTATTTGGGTTATCTTTCTGCTGTTTCTGTGTTTTGGCGGAGGCGGTTTTGGCTGGGGCAACCGTATGGGCAACTATGCTACCCAGCAGGATGTGACAGCTGGTTTCTATAATCAGGATATTAGCAACGCTATCCGTAGCAACGGTCAGGCAATTAACCAGTTAGGTGTTCAGTCTATGGGTCAGGCGAACAATCTTCAGCAAGCAATCAATCAGGCTACGGACTGGATGCAGGCTGGGTTTGCCAACACCAATAATAATATCTGCAACCTGAAGTATGAGATGGCGCAGAACACTAACGCAATCACAACTAATGCTACAGCTAACACTCAGGCAATCCTGAACAAGCTTTGTGAGATGTCCTCCGCAGCTAAAGATGCAAGAATACAGCAGCTCTCTGCTGACTTGCAGAGCGCACAGTTGACATTAAGCAACGCGGCGCAGACTCAAACTATCATCAACGCTCTCAAGACCACCTCTACCACAGCGTGAGGTGAATTATGGATAGAGTGAAGTTATCAATTATCTTGGGTCACCAACTTAAAGGTATCATGCTTCACTCAGATTTGTGTAGGGCATATCTCGTGCGTAAAAACAAGAGGTGTGCCTTTACACAGTATGTGAGAACCTTGGCCGAAACTAAAACATTCCTGCTGACCAACGAAAAAATCATTGACAAGTTAGGGTGTTTAGTGGAACCCATAAAAGAAGCAAGAATACTTGTCCCGGATAATGCCACCGATGAGCAGTTGAAAGCGATTTGGCGCGACTGGGAACAGGATACACTCGCCATGTATGAAGAAGCGAGCTTGATGGACCAAGACTGTAAATGGTGGAAGAAGTTATTAAAGGAAGTAAAAAAAGAGTTGACCACACTTTGACCACAGTTTTTTGAGAAAGCTGTGGAAAATGGTGGAAAATAAATTCAACCTATAGATTTTATGGTAAATAAAATCAAGGCTTGGAAAAGCATGGAAGTTACTTCCGATAAGTATAAAGAATAAAAAAGAGAACCCTGCGGAAACCTATATATAAGGCAACCGCAGGGGTTTTTATTTTTCTGTGACCACGTTTTGACCACATTTTTAATTTTTTGATGTATTTTCGAGCATTTTCGCTATGTCTTTGTCAGCAGATTTGTACTGATGAGAATATACACTAAGTGTCACTTGGCTGTTCCTGTGACCTATGCGAGATGAAATGCCGGTTATCGGAACACCACTCTTAATTAAGAACGAAACATGCGAATGACGTAAACCGTGCAAAGATATGTAGGGTAGGTCAGTCATGTTTCTATATTTGTTAAAAGCCACCTTCAGCATAGCGTAGCTCGTCAAAAAGAACTGCTTGGGTGGTTCTTTTAACGTCTCCCTCCAATCTTTCAGCTCATTCATAATAAAGTCAGGAAGGGTGACAACTCTTATGGATGATTTACTTTTCGGTGGTAAAACCCTGCCGTAGTCATCCATAGATTTATCTACGTTGATAGTGTTGTTTTCAAAGTCAACATCATCGACCGTTAGCGCTAATAGCTCACCGCGTCTTAGCCCACTGTAATAAAACAGATTAAAGACGGCGTGGTACATTTTGTTGTCAACAATTTTAATGAACTTTAGAAACTGCTCATGCTCCCAAAAGTCTATTTTCTTTCCTGCTGAACCTGTTTTACCAGCCACCTGAAACGGATTACTGGCTAATCCGTGAAATTTAACACCGTAATTTAATAATGAAGAAAAAGCGGTGTTGATGGCAAGAATTGTAGACGGTGCTTTTTGCGGTAGATTGTCTTGCCAGCTACGTATTACTTGTGGCGTCACATCAGCAATAGCCATACTCCCAAGTGGCTCAACGACATACAGTCTGTATATCATTTCCTTCTGCCTGATGCTGGCTGGCTTTAATCTCTTTCTTAAAGAGGCCATCAGTATATCAACAAGTTGTTCAACCGTCATAGTGGGTATCCCAGCCGCTTTGCGCTTGAAATCAACTTCATACTGTTTGGCTTCACGCTTAGTAGAAAAACCGCGTTTTGTTGTCTCTTTGGTTTTCCCATCCCAATTCTTGTATCTGAATTTACAGAAATAAGTCTTCTTTTTACTATCAAAACAAACTGACATCATCACACCTCATTCGGTGGGCGTATAAACATATCTATATATATAATGAAGGGATTTGGGATATGTATGTTTTGCGACGCACTTTTGCAATGTATTTTTATCGGTGTTAGAGGTCCGATAGGCCGTTTTGTTTGGACGTGAATTGGTATTTGATGGACGTGCGTTGTTGCAGATGCAAACACAACAGTGGTATCAGCTCTATATACAACAGCGTCATCCACAGGTGACTCAAAGGCTAAACAAGCAAAAGAACCAATAAAGAACCATGTTAACAGACCAATAGCCACAATCTTTCTAGGCATATTTCGCATTTCACATATCCTTTTACTTCAAGATAACAGTAATAATCAATTCATCATCATTGCTTTGGGAGTTCAAAGAGATTACCGCCTTTCACAGACTTCTCTATTACTTTCTCACGCTTAGCTTTTCCCTCCTTTATTGCGTTTTTGATGGCCAGTTTAACTAGCATCTCTCCTTCAGGCGTGAGTGTATAGGCTCCATCATTATCTTTTAAGTTTCCATCAATATTAATATTCTGAACCTCATTAAGTATCTCAGGCTCATCAGCAAATAGTTTTTCCAATAGTGTTTGTGTTCCCGGTTGCTGACTTACTATTGGTACAGTTTTCGGTTTGGGTGCAACAGTATACTCAGCCGGTAGTTGTTGGATAAACGATGTAGGGTTTAGCTTTAATACCTTACATAGCATAGCTATCTTATCCTGCTTCATAGAAGAAATCAATCCCGACTCCCAACGAGATATGGTCGCTCCTGATACGCCAATCTTGTCTCCCAGCTCTTTCATTGTAAGATTTAACTCAATCCGCCTAACACGAATAATGTCCTTTATTTCCATATTTTAACATCCTCCTGAAAAAACCACCTTTTATAATATTTTAACCTAACTATTGCAAATATGCAACGTATTATTGCGTATTTTTGCACATATCATGAAATTTATAGTTGACATTAATTTGTAATATGCTATACTTATGGTAGCGTTTACAGATACGTAATAATACGTAAACGTGGAAGGAGCAAAAGCGTGATATTAAAAAATGAACTGCAAGCAGAGTGTATGCGTAACAATCTGTCCTTGGGTAAATTGGCTACGACTGTTGGCATAAACGCGTCTACTTTATACCGCAAGATTAAAGAGGACGGGTTTAGTTCATCAGAGATGCTGACCATCAAAGACATCCTTAAGCTGGATAATAATATGTTCTTGCATATTTTTTTTGGCTTATGAGTTACAATTACGCATGATTGCGCAAAGGAGGCAAAGGGAGATGCCACAAGATGGTTACTACATTACGGTTGCAGAACTGAGAGAGCTTGGTTTTGGGCGTAAAGCCGCGTATGAGCTTATCCATCTTGTAAGAGATGAGATGGAAGCTGCTGGATTTTTTCTTCCAACAGCGCTAAAAGCTCCACGTAAAGCGGTTTTGGCCAAGATGGGGGTGGAATGATGGTTGATGTGTTAGGCTCTTGCACTGGTGGCGTCTTGTTAGCGTGGCTTATCCTTAACTGCTTCTTTGGGTGAGGAGGTGAAAAGATGCTGACAAAAAAAGAGGTTGCAGAATCTCTCATCGCGGAGATTTGCGATGGAGATAGAGCAACCAAAAATGAATCTCTAAGAGGTGTAATTACCTTAGATGATTTGTACAAATTATTTGATTGGGGGAATGAAGATGCGTGATTATGAAGGACCTATGGAATATTTTCAGGCTCAGCTTGAAGCTAAAGGCATAACAAAGGACATGTTTGATATCACTGATTATGTTGGCTTGTCTATGCGTGAGCTTCAGAACATCGTGGATAGCATCCATGTTGTCCAGTAACGACAAAAGCTCAACCCCTAGGGAGCAAGGGTTGAGTTTCTGCAAAAGGAGAATGTTCCAATATCGAGATGTATGCCTCAAGCTGATAACTATATTTTAACACAGAAAAGGAGTGTATCAATGAGTAGCTTGTACAATATTGCAGAAAGACAGCAAAATTTATTGGAAATTTTACGGTCAGGCGAAGTTGATGAAGACCAAATCGAGACCGCCTTGGCTGAAGTAGAGCAAGAGCTGGTAGCTAAAGGTGCTGATTATATCGCTGTTTTTCAGGGATTGGACGCCCACATCGATGCGGTAAGCGCTGAAATTAAAAGGCTTAAGGATTATAAGAAGTCCCTTGAAGGTAATCAGAAGCGAATGAAGAACACCGTGGTTGAGGTCATGCACAGACTTGGTCGTGAGTCTATCTCTACTGGCCGTGGTGCTTTTAAGCTCAAGTGGAATCCTGAGAGCGTAGAGATTGATGATATTGATAAGGTTCCGTCTCAATACCTCAAAACAACAATCACAACTTCACCCGACAAGAATAGTATCAAAGCTGCTATCAAAGCAGGAGATTTAGTACCGGGATGTCATCTCGAAAAAGTACAGAGAGTAGAGGTTAAATAATATGCACAACGCAATATCAGGTAAGATTTACGCATCCACAGACTATCGTCGCTTTGGTTTTATAGAGGGCAATAGAGATATCGCTGACAAGCGTGTTGAGGGAATCATGGAGTCAATCGAGAAGGTTGGCTGGATTATGAACCCGATTGTCGTTAACGAGCGCTTGCAGATTATTGATGGTCAGGGACGTTTCACAGCTCTGAAACGTCTTGGGCTTCCTGTGTACTACGTAATTCACGAAGGCGCTGGGGTTAAAGAAGTAATCGCGCTGAATGTACGGCAGAAAAACTGGACCGTAGCTGATTACTGCATCAGCTATGCTAAGCAGGGCCTTAAGCCATACATTTGGCTCGTTGATGTAGCTGAAACAATCGGGATGTCGATGGACGCCACGGCAAACATCATTACTCGACACCTGACAGACAGTGTTCAGTCTAAGGTCCTCACCCTTGGCACGTTTACATGTGAAAAAGAGATGTGCGACGCGGTAAAGAACCGCCGTGAGTATTTGCACCTCTGCAAAGAAGTGATGCAGAAGTTTAAGGGTTATAAGACGAGACTGTTCCTTCCTTGCCTTGATTACTGTTACGCATATCGCGATACAGACAAGTCACGCATGTGGAACATCATTGAGACCAAGTTTGACCTTATTCCGCCCTTGAATACTGGTTACGCTATTTTGGAAAGCGTATCTGAGCTGTACAACAAGGGTCTTAAGCAAAATAAGAGAATTTACTTCGACGCGGTTTACAAGATGGAGGAGAGAAATAATGGATAATAATCCGGCACTGGCAAGCTTGCTGAAGGTTCAGCAGACTCTAAAAGCTACAAAAGATAAGCGCAATGATTTCGGAAAATACAACTACCGAAGCGCGGAAAGCATCTTTGAGGCAGCTAAGCCACTCTGCCATGATAATGGGCTTGTACTTACATGCTCTGATAGGATGTGTATCGTCGGGGAGCGGTATTATGTTGAGGCAACGGCCAAGGTTATTGATACGGTAACAGGCTCGGAGGTATCCGCTACCGCATATGCTAAAGAGGACGAAAGTAAGAAGGGGATGGATGGGGCGCAGCTTACTGGTAGTTGCTCCTCGTACGCTCGTAAATATGCTCTGTGCGGACTTTTTGCGATTGATGATAACAAGGACGCTGACACCAATGAGTATCATGCACAGACCACAGAAAAGCAAAAACAGAATACCAAGAGCGATGACTCGGCTAAGCGTATTTGGGCTAAAGCTAATGAATACCACATGGAAGAATCAGACTTAGACAAGATTGCCAGTGAGATTTACAAGGTTCCAAGCTTCAAGAAGCTCAGCGTAAATCAGGCAAAGCACCTCGCCGATAATTTTGACCGTGTGCTTGACCAGTATGCAGCATCATGAGTCAAGAGATTACGGTGGGCAAGATTGTTGAATGGACAAAGGACGGTGGCGTGGTTATCCACGCCGTTGTCCCCAACCTAGACAAAGCATTGCGTCGAAAATACGACAAGGTACAGATAGGATTTGATGACGGCCGGCATATCTCACCTGAGCAACGTCGGAAGGTATATGCGCTTCTCAGAGAGATAGCTGATTATGTCGGTGAAAACGCGGAGGACATGAAAAAGACAATGAAAATGGAGTTCGTCCTGAACAGAATGCAGGGCATGACTCGCAAAATGTTTTCATTGTCACGATGTCCGATGGAGTTAGCTACAGACTTTATCTCATACCTCATAGAGTTCATTATCGAGAATGATATACCCACAACGATATCTTTAATCGACAACTGCGATGATATATCCAAATACGTATATGCTTGTCTGATGAATAAAAAGTGTTGCGTATGTGGCAGACCATGCGACCTGCATCACGTTGATACGGTCGGTATGGGACGCGATAGAGACGAAATTAACCACTTGGGTATGGAAGTATTACCCCTGTGCAGAGAACATCACACAGAGGCTCATACGGTGGGAAATGAGGGCTTTATTGATAAGTACCATCTACAGACAGTTAAGGTGGATAAAGATATCGCCAAGAGATACAAGCTGAAAGTTGGTGAATAGAGTGGAAAGAGAACCAAGTTATTATGCTGTTATCCCGGCAAACGTAAGGTACTGCGAAGCATTACAGCCTAATGCCAAGCTGTTATACGGTGAGATAACGGCCTTGTGCAACAAAGAAGGTTATTGTTGGGCCAGTAACTCTTATTTTGCAAAGCTATACGGTGTTGACACAAGAACGATAAGACGTTGGCTGAGTACTTTGAGGGAGAATGGGTTCATCTACTATGTAGATGATGATGATGAAAACAATACTCAGAGAAAGATATGCCTGAACGAAGGTAGGACAAAAATGTCCCACCCCGAGGACAAAAATGTCCTACCCCTAGGACAAAAATGTCCTCCCCCCCTAGGACAAAAATGTCCTCCAAATAATACAAGTAATAATATTAAAAATAATATAAAGGGGGGGAGGACATTTAAGGCATTTCAACCACCATCCTTAGATGAGGTTCAGGAGTACATCAAGGAAAAGAAATATAACGTGGATGCTAAAAAATTCATCGACTATTTCGAGGCTAATGACTGGACTGATAGTAAGGGAAACAAAGTTAAGTCTTGGAAGCAAAAAATAATTACGTGGTCCAGTTACCGGCAGACGCCAAATGTTGTCACTGAGAGTATAGCTCCACCGATAATTCCTGATATTGATAGGTTTGTTTCGCAACAGCGAGCCTTGGCGGAGGAAGCAAAGGAAGCTGAAGAAAAGGCACGTAATGAGCGAGCAAAAAATATACGTAGCGCGAGAGATTTTTTAAGGGGTAATTAAGATGCTGGATGTGGGTAGGTTAACCAATATCGATTATGAAGAAAGACTTCTGTGCTGTTTTATTAACAGACCTGAAGCACTGCTTGAAGCTGACATTAAAGAGGATGATTTCTATCGTCCTCAGCACCAAGTGATATATAAAGCACTGCTTGAGATGTATGCTGACAAGCGAGTAATAACACCTCAGTCCATCTTGATGTATTTTATCAACAAGAAGGATTTACTTGGAGATGTATCTGTCGTAAACATCGCTCTCAAAGAGGCCATCTATTTGCCCTCCTACGTCGCAGAATACGCGAAGGTAATACATGGGTATGGTATGGCAAGAAAAGCTTATCAGGCGTACCGTGAGGCCGCGTATGGGCTATTTGATGCTGAACCTCAAGAGGTAAACGACAAGATAAACGACATGGGACAGAGGTTGATGGCGCTTACCCAACAGTCCTCTCCTAAAGAAGAACTTGTAGCTATTGATGAAACAACGATAGTTGATGCTACGGATGAATTGCTTGGTAGCGTGGTCACAGGATTGCAAACACCTTGGCGTGATGTTAACAAGGTGCTGACCGCTGGGTTAAACAAAGGTGACTTGGTTATCTTGGCAGGAAGGCCCTCAATGGGTAAGACTGCGCTGAGCTTAAACTTCGCAACGGAGTTGATAAAGAAGGATGTTCATGTGCTGTTCTTCAGCTTAGAGACCACCACCAAGCAAGTCATGAAGCGTATCCTACAGTCTGAAGCATGTATTAGACGGAAGCAAGAGGGCTTGGATGAAGAAGAATCTAACAGACTCCTGACTGTTGCCGGGATGTTAGATAAACATAAAAAGAACCTCTTTGTTTGCGACCAAGGTGGCATGACTGCGGAGCAGATTGTAGCGTATAGCAGAAAAAATAAGTTCCAACATGGTGAAATCGGGCTAATCATCGTAGACCATCTACAGCTCATGCAAGCTAAAGGATTTAAGTCAGATGACAGGCATGGAGTTATCGGTCACTGCACCGCTGCTTTTAAGGCTTTGGCGAAAGAATTACAATGCCCTATCATTGCCCTGTCACAGCTTAACCGTGGCGTTGAAAGCAGGGATAACAAACGTCCAAGATTATCTGATTTGAAAGAGTCAGGAAGTATAGAGCAGGACGCTGACCTTGTGCTGATGCTGTACAGAGACTTCCCTTATACACGCAATCCTGTGGATGAGTATACGGCCGAGTTGATAGTTGCCAAACAAAAGGATGGCGCTACTGGTAGCGTGAGAATGATGTATTTGCCACAGTTTATGCGGTTTCAAGATGAACCAAAAGAGTGGCAGAAAGATTTAGATGAGGGAGAAAAAAGATGAGAAAAAACATGAAGGTTTATTCCATCTATCAAGGTGATGAGTTTGTTGATATGGGTACATTAGATGAGCTTGCCGAGCGCAGAGGCATTAAGCTGAGTTCTTTACAGTTTATGATGCGTCCGGCATACAAGCGTCGTCAGAAGCAACATAAGGATTTAGGTTCAAGGATTGAGATTGTTGAGGTAACTGACTGATGGGCGGTTTTGCTAAAAAGTTCAAGCGAAAACGCGGTTCAGAGTGGCGTAAAAGTCAGCGCAAGAATGATAAAAAGAAAAGAAGCACAGAGGTAAAGCAAGCTAACCTTATTAGATACGGAGTGAATACTCTTAAAAAGGTCAAGGATAGCAGAGTTGGCATACAGCTCATGTGCTTCATCGACATCATGTATTATGAGTTCCATGCTGACATCCAAAAATTACGGCAGTTACCGCAGTATATTGATGATATTCAGTGGTATCTATCCTATAGTTACAATGAAAAAGGAAAGCTGATAAAGAAACCTAGTTTCACTTTACTAGACTGCTGTTTACAGACAAGAAGGGAGAAGCATTACACTCCGATAGTCAGGACAGCTGTTGGCTCGGATGACTTGACGCAGGATATTATCAAGACGTTAGTTCACTTGGAGCTTCAGTTGTTGTGGATTGTTGTGTGGAAGTTCGATGGGTTTGGCAAAATTAGGCTTGAGAGATTACAGAAAAGACTACAAGAGCGCGAGCAAAGCATCACATGGGATGAGCAAGTAGCTTTAAGAGAAAAGCTATGGAACGAGCTGTGCTTCAGCTTTGATGAGTGTACTTTAGAAGATTTTAATACGTGGTCATGGGCCACGAAGGAAGGATGAATAAAATGAACAAAACATTTCACTTCGGGAGACTTACAAAGGACGTAGAGTTGAGACATTCGCAGACAGGAAAGGCTGTAGCTCAGTTCTCACTGGCGGTTGACAAGTTTGTGAACGGCAAGAAAGGTGCTGACTTCTTTAATTTTGTGGCTTGGGATAAGCTGGCCGAAAATCTTGCACAGTACAAACACAAGGGAGACCAAATCCTTGTCGAAGGTAGGCTTCAGAACCGTAGCTATGAAGCTCAGGATGGTTCTACGCGCTATGTGACAGAAATCATCTGCAATAACATTGAGTTTACTTCTACTGGTCAGCGTCAGAACAGTCCGGCGGATAGCTTTGGCGCTGTTGCAGAGGATGAGGTGATTCCGTTTTGACGAACCATGAGGGCTATATAGACCGTACCGCTGACATGGCGCTCGCTAAAATATGCAGAGAAGAATCAGACAGGAAGCTGAAGCAGAAAGCGATGGCAGACCTTGCTGACATTCAACAATTCGCAGAAAGCAAAGGCTGGCGCATACAAGGCACGTTTAAGCTATGGAATAGAGAGTCTAAGAAGCGAGTTGAGTTCCGCGATTGGAAATAAACTGCAAAACGTGTGGCAAGGTTTTTTCAGGGCATCATTTAGCCAAATACTGTGAAGAATGTCGGCCGAGAAAGAAAAAACACCAATACAAGCTTAATGGCAAGGAAAAGGAGCAAGCTATTTTGCTCCTAATCCTGCTAAAAGATATCAGTATAGTTTACCCAAGCCGAAACCCTGATATACAGCTTCTCGGGTTAAGAGAAGCGTGGTCGGGGTATGAGAATATCAGAGTAAGAGTAGCAGGAGGATGAAATGCGGTTTTTGCTGAGAGACTTAACAAATGGGTTAGGCCCAGTAACAGTGACAGAGGATGAACGTGTAGCATATGAAGCGGAGAACATCGGCCATGATGTTGTGTGCGAAGCAATTTTCGGTGCTGAGGACAGTAAAGCGGAGAAACCTGACTATTACATCAGAGAAATTAATACCGTTGATGGAAGAAAAGCGCTGATTGAGGTGTGGGACATTTTTGAAGCTTTTCAGCTGAGCGTGCCGAAGTCTTTCGCAGCTAAATATATCCTGAGAGCTGGAAAAAAAGATGTAACCAAAGAGATTGAGGACCTGAAGAAAGCTATTAAGTGCTTAGAACGCGAGATTAAAGAGTTAGAGCGGAGCAAAGAATGAAGGTGATTTGCATCGTAACAGATTTGCCATGTTCTGACTGCCAGCCGGGAACGTGTGAAAACAGAAGGGAGAGGCGTATGACTGATGAGGATAACCGAGCGCTGACGGCAGCACAGTATCTAGCTGAGTATTGCGAAACAAGAAAGTTCTGTACCAAGTGCATATTTTTTGACGGATATGAAGACGGAACGGATGATATGGCTAAGTGTAAGATTGAGCATCACGACAAATTTATACCGAGCGAATGGAGAGTGTGAAATGAAGCTGACAGAGAAGCAACATGAGCGCATCGAGAAGAATATGATTAAGATGGCAGCTCAGATTGAACAGTATTGCGCTGATTACGTAGGTTACTGTGATTGTGGCGACGACGGTAGGCCATGCGTTTTCTACGCGGTTGATGAGCAGGGTGAACCTTACTGTTGGTTGTTTGATAAACCAAAACATTGGATGATTGATGTGCTGGAGATGAAGAAAAATGACAAGAGATGAGCAGACAGTGGCGATATTTGCTCTGAGATACGCGATGGGTAGGAGAACCTACGCTTTCAGCGTTGTTAGCAATCATATCTTGGACCACGCTAAAGAGCTAACCGATAATATGTTACGTCAGATAGCTGAAGAAGTTAAAGAGGCTGTACAGTGGCATGACCTCTCCGAGTGGGAGAAGAAAGAGTATTATGATTTTGCTGAAAAATGTATGGCTTTGGCGGAGGAAGTAGAAAGTGGAAAATGATATGTGGCTAGAAATGGTAATAATGGTAATAGCTTTTCTGCTCGGAGCTATCGCACAAACAGTCTTTGTCTTGTGGCTTGCAAAAAAGGAGCGAGAGTATGTGGATTAAAAGTGATGGAATGATTTCCAATATAGATAAGTATACGTTTATCTACATAGGCTCTGATTATTGGATATCCAGCGACACTGGAATTGGAATTGCTAAATGCAAAGACCGGCAGGAGGCTGAGTACATCTTAGACCGCATCTTTTACAGTTTAAGCGTGGGCGATAAAAGCTTCGACTTAGGGATGGCGGTTTGTGAGTACAACAAGTTGAATTATAAAAAGAAGCAGATGGAGGAAAAGAAATGACAGGATATCCTATGGAATTAATCATTATTATCTGCGCTATGGTGGCGCTGATGGCAGAAGTGGCCTTTTTGTATTGCGTACAGTATATGTAGGAGGTAGAGATGAGGCAAGTTGTTGTTGAAGAATACATCGAAGGGTACGATGGTTCTGAGAAAGTAAATAAGCGCTGGTATTGCTTAAAAGATTGTGCTGACGAGCTTGGCGTTGATTACCATGCAGTAAGTAGCAGGGCAGACAAAGGCTTAGGCTTCAGGACATCGCTTGGGATAATAAGGTACAGGAGAGTTGAAATATGACTTTAGTGAGCGATGAGATTAAGACAGCTCTTAACGATGGTAAGTATGTCCGTAGGGAAGGATATATTTCCAAATCTGTCTGCTATCACTTAGCATACGACGGCACTTTAGAGTGTGGGTATATAACAGATGGAAGCTTCAAGCCATGCGAGTATGACAGCGATAGATTTGGCCTTATGTATGAGGACATTTTTGAAGACGATTGGCTGGTAATGTAGGAGAGAATCGAGATGAGCCTCTGACAAGGAGGAGCATCATGGACGCAAGAGATAAGCTTTTAGATTATGGTTACACTGACACCGTTATTTTTTAAAGTCCATCATATGATAACGCGCTGGTTGGTGTAAATGAAGACGGTAGAGCAATATACGATTACGACCTGATGGTGCAATGTTTAGTGGACGAAGATGGAATGACTGAAGAAGAAGCTATGGAGTTTATTGACTATAACACCATCAGGGCGCTACCGTATTATGAATCTGCACCGATAATTTTGTATAGGTTGGGAGAATAAAAAATGAAAGTTAAACTGATAAATCATACACCGAACCCCGAGTTGGCCATTTATTTCGCAGCTAAGACCTGTTATCAGGCTGGAAGCATTGATGATATTCAGATACCTAAAGAGGTTGAGTTAAAGAAGTTCCTGTATGGCCTGATTAAAAGTGGCCACACATCAACCTTGGAACATGCTAGTTTTACTTTCGCGATAGAAGGCGTAAGCAGGGTTGTTACACACGAGTTGGTTCGGCATCGCATCGCTTCGTACTCTCAGCAGAGTCAGCGCTATGTATCGTATGATGATATTAGGCCGAATTGTTATTACGTCCCTGAAGCTATTAAACACGACCTGACGAGCTTAGAAGTATATAACACGGCGATAATGAACGCTTTTGTAGCTTATGAAGAATTAATGAACGCTGGTGTTAAGCCACAGGATGCACGATATGTGTTGCCAAACGTGATGCCTACGCAGATAGTAGTCACAATGAACGCGCGGAGCCTTTATAATTTCTTTGCACTTAGGTGTTGCCGTCGCGCTCAGCCCGAAATGCAAGACTTGGCAAATACAATGTTGCACGAATGCAGAAAGAAAGCTCCTATCCTGTTTGCTAAAGCTGGGAGACAGTGCGCTACATGCACAGAGGTGCATAAGCCGAAAGAGTGCCTAAATGAAGCTGAATGATAACAGAATTAAGATGGCGATTAACGCCGGTAAAACAGTAATGTTAAAAAGCGGATTAATCACAATATGTATAGATAAAGCCACATATGATGATGTAATAAAAACAATCGGGGACGGAAAAGATTGGAGGCTGGTGCTAATATATGAATCATAATTTTTATCCTTTCGTAATTAAATCAATCTTGGCTGAGAGAGAGTTGCTAGAACAGTTGGCTGAGGAAGGTGCTGAGCTAAGCAAGGCTGCGCTGAAAAAGATTAGAGCCAATGAGTACAGCGCCAATTACACACCCACAACACCCGAGCAAGCCAACGCTGATTTGTGGGAAGAAGCTTTAGATGTGTTGTCTATTTTGTACCTTTTGGACATGCTTCCACCCAAAGATGAAGTAAGAAAATATTGGAAGTTCAAGCGGTGGGCTGAAAGATTGGTCACGCGAGGGAATAAAGATGAGTGATATGGAATGCAGAAAATGCCATGAAGTGAAACCATTCGACTTGTTTCCTAGGGCGAAAACAAGGCTAGGTTATGATACCGTCTGTAAGGCGTGCCGAGCTGGTGAGAAAACATTTAACTCTAACATGTTTGATGCGAAGCGCAAAGCGCAAAAGGTGATGAAGAAATATATCGGTGGATGGGAAAGAGTCGAAAGCATAAGCGCGGAGGCTCGCGAGCATGGCATGAGTTATGGGAAGTGGAAAGCAGAGCAGAGGAGGAAGCATGAAAGTAGTCTTTAACATCGAACCGACACCACAAGCTCGGCCAAGAGTAACTAGAAGTGGTCATGCTTATACACCAGCAAAGTGCGCAGCGTACCGACAAGCTATACGCGATATGGCGGTCGAAGCGATGGACGGTAAACAGCCTTTAACAGGCGCGTTGGTGGTGAGTTTAGCCTTCTTTCAGCGGATACCCGAGAGTTGGAGCAAGAAGAAAAAGCGACAAGCTGTGAATGGAGAAATTATGCCAATAACAAGGACAGGCGATATTGATAACTTCGTTAAAGGAGTTCTCGACAGTTGCAACGGTGTCGTGTATGAAGATGACAGTCAAATCTGTGCGCTGAATGCAATCAAATGCTACGCAGAAGAACCACAGATAGTCATGTCTGTGACAGGAGTGCTAGATGATTAAGAACCCCGAACGCAAACGTGCGTACAAACGGATAGAGTGGATGTTCAGGCATTGGCGTAAGCTAGAACGTGCTGTCCTTGAAGCGAGGGAAGACAGGCCACGTAATCAAAATATCGGCGGAGGGCATGGCGGTTATGTATCGGACCCGACAGCATCAACGGCCATACGCAATATCACTCCGATAAAGTTCGTTGAAGTTGACGATGAGCTAGTCCGCCAGCCCGAGAGATGGTTATCTCTGATGGAGCATGTATATAGCCAATGCTCTGACGTTGAGAAGCAAGTTTTCCACAAGCGTTATTTCGAGCGAGTCAACCCGACAAGAACAGCGATTGATTTATACATGGCAGAGACAACATATTTTGATTTGCTAAATGGAATAAAATCGTACGCTGTAGAAGTGGCCCTGCAAGATGGCCTTATCACAATCCGCAAAAGCGCATAAAAAAGAGCAGGATGTAAAAGTCCTGCTCTAATTTTTTATCTTTCGTATAATTCTTCTACGTTGCCGTCGTCATAATAGATGTTCACACGCACCCAATCATTCTTCTGATGGGTCCGAGTTTGGATGTGGTCTTTACAAATCTCGACGATAACATTCTCGCCATTCTCATTTTTACCCACCATCGGTTCGGGGTAATTTGCTTCATTCTCCATCAAGTTCAGCATACTTTCCCAATCGTCGGGGTTAATGTCCACTAATTTGTTTTCCATGATATTCCTCCCTAGAAATACATCCGTTTACTTTTCAGGGGTATACCGTAGTATACCTTAGCCTCTAAAAACGCGTCAGAGGCGAAATATGAAGGCAGAATTTTCAGTCCATCTCGTCAAATAATCCCAAAAGCCGACAAATCATCATTCTGACGTAAGAAGGGCAGGGGCGTTTACTGCACCATCCGTTTACGGTTTTGACCGGGATGCAAAAGGTAGTTGCGAAGTCATTCTGAGTTCCTACCATCCTTACAAGTTCTTTCATGTCCATGTGAGCTAAAGCGTGGAGCTGATACAAATCATCGTTCATTGTTCCCTGTTCCCGAATAAAGTCGTTAATATCGGGATTTTCGATTGCTCGCGTCCATACCTCGTTAAACTGTTCTCGTGTCATATTCTCCCTCCTAGGTTTTTTATCATATTACAAGTTCGTCCTCTTTGACAATAATGTCAACGTCGGGTATCCATCTCCTGCATCTTTCGCAGCGTATCTCTCTAACCGTTTGCCATAACACATACCTTATATCATCAGCAGGAATGAATGTCAAGTCTATTTCCGCTAAAGTTCTTCTCCGCTTAGCTCCCTCTGCACACTTAGCACAGAGGAAGCTCGGAGTTCTGACTATCATTTAATCTGCTTGATGTTAAGTGCGCTACAGAAGTATATCTGAATATGCACATCGTTGACATCAAGCTTGCCTTCCTCTAAGGCTTCAAACAGGGTTTTACCATTGTCATCTCGCCAATCGGTAAAGTCGTGTTCTGCGCTTGGAGCATCGGGAAATTGTGCCTTAAAGTCAGCGCGGATGAAGCGAGATATAAACCACTGCGCTTCCATCTTTGTATCGAAAACTGCAACGGTATTATCCTTTTCATCTTCAGCTGTAACCATCAGTAACCATTTGTCCTTAATAACCATAAATCATTCTCCTTCCGAATTTGCAAATCTTGCGACGCGGTCACAATCATTTTCGTCTACATATGTCGTTGTCGGGAACGAAGCTATACATGCAAAGGCAAACACATCAGCCAACATGGATATAGCAAGGTCTACGGTCGGTGTCCATGTGATAAATTTTTCACACAGTTCATCGGTATCTTTCCAAAAGCATCTTGCGTAAAACTCTACTCCGCCATTTTCAGATAGCTTGTAGGTAATACTGCGGTTCATCTCGACTTCGATTCGGCTAATCAGCCTTTCGATAGCTTCCTGCTGTTCTTTAGTCATCTTATTCACCTCACTTCCTGACCTGCCTCATCAGTTGTGGTGGGTCAGTTCCACAAGACGCACAAGGCCCGAAGGCCCTGCACGTTTCGGCTGTTTAAGCTATTTTGTATACCCTTATCTCTTTACCGATTGTGTCCGCAAAGTATGCCCATCCATTGCCGTCTTGGAAACATTCGTCGGGGTATTCGCCTAAATCATCGGTGTGTGTATTTGCTACAAATGGATTATTGGCTTGTTCTTTGCGCAATTTGCGGTAATCGTCGAAAAGCTCTAGGAAAAACACCCAAGCTTTATCTTTATCTTCAAAAACCTTAACATGTGCTTCGTGTTCGTCCCAGCGGTTACTCGGTACGTCTCCCCAAGTCATTACATATTTTGCGTATCTCATAATCTATTCTCCCTCCCTCAGCTCGTCGGCAAGCCTTAAAAACGTCTGTATATGGTCTAAAAACAATTGGCATTGAGCTACACTAGATTCCTTTAACATCTGTCTGCCTTTAGGGGTCATGTCTGAGGTTTCGCGGCATAGGTATAGGTTGAAATATACCTTGCCACAATAGCGATGTGGCATATTTGATATATACAAATGATGTTTGTACAACAATTTATGGTTAATGTCTGAAACGCGCTCGGCGATAGCTTTAATCTGCAAATCTATTTTAGTCATGTTATCTCTCCTCTACAATCTGTTTGATACTTGCTACACTGCAAACCTCGTTGTCCATACCATCAATATATACGGCCATCCCTTTATGGCCACGCAGTTCAAAATACGCTTCGCAAAGGTCTAAGATGTCCCTGCTAACCATGCCGTAAGCAGGACCACTCTTGTCCCACTTACACGTTGAATCGAACAGATTTTGGATTTCTTTTGCTATCACGCTTAACACTAGTGTTTTTCTCATCTTTTTTTCTCTCTCCTTTGGCCGTCTCGCCGTTACCTCAGCGCATCTGTTAATTAATATTCGGGTTCGATGGGTTCCTCAGCGATATAGTGATTGTTGAAGTCTTCTTCCTGTTGGTTATCGAAGCAATTCCAGCACACATAGTGGAAGGGTATCCCGTGCCAATCCTTTGTCCAATCCATCTCGCTGCGCGGTTTCTCTTGCCCACATCTGTAACACATCATAATTCTTCATCCTTTCTGCCCGTCTAGCCGATAGCTCAGCTTCGTTTTTATGCGAGTCAAAATTCAATTCCTATTGTTTCTTGCTCCTCTTTGAAAGATACATAATATCCATCTCCAATAATTAGGTGGTCAAGTATTGGTATGTCCATCATTTTCCCTGCTTCTGTTAGTCGCGCTGTTAGCATAATATCTTCTTTGCTAGGAGTCGCATCTCCGCTAGGATGGTTATGTACCAAAATAATTCCTGTCGCATTGTGCAAGATGGCAACCTTGAATACTTCTCGCGGATGTACCAATGAGGAGTTTACAGTACCCATACTGATTTCTTGGATGCCGTTGATTTTATTTTTTGTGTCTAATGCGATTACTAAAAAGTGTTCTTCTGCACGAGTGTCTAAGCCAAAGACTGTGCATACAGCCCTTGCCACATCATCAGGGCAGGATATTTTTTTGACTGCGTCATAGCGATGTGTGCTTTCTTTCACGAGTTGGATACGTGTTAGTGATAAGGTTAACATTTTTATCTCTCCTCTACCTTGCCCATATAAACCAGCAGACCATCTCTTTCAGCCCACAACAGCTTTGCTTCCTTCTTGTAGCCTTTGTAGCGCCAGTCGATATACTTCATTATGTCTTTGGCTTTGATTGCTTTTGCTACCCAATTCCCACAGCGGTCGTATTCTTCTTCACATAACCATTCTTCACGCGCCTGCACGCTGTCAAAAGCATACACCGTACCGTATTCGTGTCCATCCCACAGCGTGTTTATACCGCATCCCTTGCGGACCCCATAATAATGTCTCATAGCTTACATCTCCTCCAAATCTGAATACCATCCCTCACAGTCGAGGTTTTCAATTTTCATCCTGCTCTGCGTCAATAACTTCTTCTAGCATGTCGACCAGCATCAGTCACCCCCCTTCGAGCAGGGCTTGTGACCTGCTCCGCGCATTAATACGGTTGCCCCGAAGGGCATCCGCACCACTCTGCATCACTGTTTTGCATACCAATCGTCATAATCAGTCAGCACGAAGCCATATGCTTCAGCCTTGGCATCTCCCATGCCGTCCCACACACAAGCCAAATCATCTGAGGCTGTATACTGACTGCACCACGACTGTGCAGGACAATGCTCCAAACAGTATTTGTAGTCGACAACAACGCCTTCGTCGTCGCAGTCTATTTTATTTCCCACGCAATCACGCAGTCCGTACGCGTCTTGCAAGTATTTAACAAATCTCTCAGTCGTTATTCTCACAGGTCATTCCCTCCAAGTCGTTTACTATAAATTTGATTGCTAAGGCGATGTACAAAGCTGTGCATCCATATGCTACGATGTAGCTTAACGTTATATGCTCTGCAAAAAATTCAATCATGATATTAACTCCACTATTTTTCCCTCTGCTTTGTGATGTATAATTACAGTATGGGAAGTGGCTTTGTGGCCACCTCCCTATTTTATTTACGCGAGAGCTACACCGCTTTCTGTGATTGTAACATTTACAAAACCGTCCCTAGTTCCATCTGCTAATTTAACCTTGGCGTGGAAAGGATGGCCTTTTACGTTGCGCTCAGCCCAACAGTCAAATATTTCCCTGGCCGACTTTGCGCTTAACGCAAAGACCACAGCGAGGTAGCCTATCTGTTCACGATTGCGTTTAATGTCAAAAGTTACATAATATCTTTTCATATAGTTAAATCTCCTTATTCTTCTTCTAGTTCAACGGGCTGAATAAAGATAAGACCATCTAGCAGGCAAAAGCCCACCCTAATGCAGTCTTTGTAGGTTTTACCGCATTCGTCCGTCCAATTCGCGACGGTGCAGTCGTCGTCGGTTACCTTGCGCAAATGGTCAATAAAAGCCTTTCGCGCTCTTTCGTGCGTCGTGTATGCGCCTATCGCGTTGTCGCCGTCGATTAACACCCAAAATTCCATGATTACACTCCTTATTCTTCTAGTTCAACTTCTTCAATGCAGACATAGCAGGATAGACAACAGCATTCTTCTTCTATGCAGTCTTTGTATGTTCTGTCGTCGTCATCTACCCACCCGACGTTAGTACATTCATCTCTTGTACCTTCGCGCAGATAGTCAATAAACGCCTTCCGCGCTCTTTCGTGCGTGGGATACGCCTTGACTGTATACTGACATCCTGCACTATCAACCAACACCCAAATTTTCATATTATCACCGCCTTTCATTTAATTTTGAGTTCTCATTTAGATTTGAGTTCCCACCTCAGCCCACCAACTATGCTGATGGGCTGAATGAGTATTCAAGTCTCTTAGTAGATTGCTTCGATAAACTCATCGAGCAGGGCGTCGAGTGCTTCTTCTAGACCGTCTTTCCACATCAATTCTTTCACTACGTCCTGCGCTTTTTCCTCGTATTCACGGATTAAGTCATGCTCAATGTGTTGACCAATCATGTTGCGGTATCCTGTTGTTATCGCGATATACTTCCCACTTGACGACCGTATTACGTAACCGTCCCAGTTCCACCCGTACACGCCATGGTTATACGCTACAGGGTCTTTGTACCGCAGTAGCGTTTGCAGGTCACAATAGCCTAATCTGTACGTGTGATTAGGGCAAAACCTCTTAAAATCTGCGCGTGTCATGCTTACCTTCATAAATAACATCTCCTTTTGTTTTGTTGGCCTGTCATCATCGGTTGCAGTAGGCCGTCCCTGCAAGACGCCCCGAAGGGCGTTTCGACTTATGCAAAAGGATTAATTTCAATAATATAGATATCGCTAATGGGTATTTCGTAATCCCTGTAGCCTTCTTCTGCTAAGTAGTGGCGGGCTTCAACGTCACTGAATGTTTTCGCCCCGGTAAAGATATTTCTGAAGAACATCTCACGACGCCGGTTCTGCGTGTTGATGATTTATACGTGGTCAAATGTGCAAGGTTTTTGCGGATGTGTCATCACCTTTGTTATTAGATAGATGATTGCGCGCTTACGGCTTGAAAAACTGCGCTGATACATTGTGTTACCGTTCTTGCTGAGTAAGTGTAGTTGATAGCTCATGTTTATCTTTTCCTTTAGTCTACATAGCGCCCAGTAAACCAGTTAAAGATGTCAACTGTGTTATTAGGATATTTTGCTTCACATTCTTGAGCCTCTACCAATGCGTCTGTAAATTCATCAAAATAGCGGTGATTGTATTCGTGGTTTGTGTCATATCCGCCATCAACGGTGCTAACAATTAATTCATATGTACTCATGTTTATCGTCTCCCTTCGTAGCGTCCCTTCATTGTTAACATCTCCCTTATTGAGTTTTGTATATTGGTTTCCAATTATATTATATACCGCAAATTGCGGTTATGTCAATACATATACGTAAAATTGCGTAAAAATATTTTCTATTATATAGGAAGGAAGTGAGAATATGCGTGATGAATATGGCCTAACACATAGGCAGAGAGCCTTTGCAGATGCGTTTATACGCAATGGTGGTAATGCGTCAGATGCTGCGCGAACAGCAGGGTATTCGGAAAAGAACGCAGGAATTAATGCTAAAAAAGTATTAAACGTAGTTGCTGTGCAGGAATATATACGTAGTTACGACGACAAAGCTAAGGAAAAAGCTGTTTTGACCAATCTCGAGATACTTAAAATGTGGTCTGACATAGCTAAGGATGATACCGTTTCTATGGGAGATAGACTCAGGGCGTC